TGCCACCAGCGAGGTGAAGATTCAACTACAAAGGTTGTTTCTAATCTGCTCCATCCGTTTAAAGATTCTGTTACTTTGAATTGTGTTTTCATTTCTCTTATTTTTTAAAGGTTTCTAATTTGCGCCCATTATTATTGGTGTGCGCCTATTTTTATATGCTTAAAGTATCATTAATGTTACAAATAAGCAGATTGTAATCTGTTTATTGATACATTACACTCGTAAGGTTTTACATCTGGGATAGGTGCAGTTGTTATTGAGCGTACAACTCTCACCTTCTCTTTTGATATGCTTACACCTTTTGTTGGTGTCAACTATCTTGTGCAGTTTACTTGACATAGTGTTCTATTAAAGACACAAAACCCTATTGTTCTGTATCATTATTGGTTTCTATTTTCTCAAGCGTATCCTTCAGTATCACATTCCAAGCCCACTTGTCCTTGTCAGCGTTCCAAAGTTTCTCGTACATCTCAAGTAATATCTCTCTATTTGTCATTTTACCCTTGTTTTGTTACAAACAATTAACATTTTTACCCTTATTTTGTGACAATTTAAGGTTCATCGTTGTGAGGATTATAAATCCTTTTCTATGTTCTGGCGTTCTACATACCTGCGCCACATATTAGCAGCCCAAGCCCTTCTCTGGATCTTATTAGGATACACCTTCTTTAACCTCGCATTAGCAATGCGTAGGAATTGATTCATCTTATTCATAGTAATTAATTTTGGAGGGGAGAGGGGAATCGAACCCCTCTATTAACCTACTCCGCAGTAAAGCTATTTGCCTTTTCCCCTTTGACGTTTAAAACAAGTCGTCGTCTTGAGTGTTAGCTGCTGCACCCGGAGCTGGTTTCTTTTGCTCCAATTCAGCATACATACCACCGTCTCTCTTGCTTAAGAGATTGATGTTCACCCAACCGCGATCGTTTAGGTTGCCTGACAATAGGTCGATGTCTTTCTGGCTAAAGCCAACATTGATGATCTGACCATACTTACCCTCTTTAACGCGGGTGCTTCCTACGAAGACTTTGTCCTTTCTGTCTTGTGACATAACTAATTAAATTAAAGGATTAAAAAAATACTTATTCAAGAATCAATTTTGAGAGGTGATTCACCCTCTGTTCTAAACGCGCAACTCTCGAGTTCATATTGTCTACCGCTTGCGATAGATCGCCATTCTCCTCCGAGGTGTGCTTAAGGATGCCTTTGAGTTTGTTATAGTTAAAACTATACATACCATCGGCCATTCGGTTTTCGTGGGAATGGATGTACTCATACGCCATACGCTGACTAACACCCAAAACTTTACCGACTTCCGTACTTGCGTACTCTTGTTCCGATAACACCCGTGCGATCAGCGCACGAGCGGTAACTACCTTTCTGTTCTTGCTATTCTCTACGATCTTATCTACTGGGACATCCATAAGATTACAGGCAGTCTCAATAATAAATCTCTCAAGGGGACTATAGTTCTCCCACAATAGCATAGTACGGTCTAAACTCTCCATTTAAAAATAATTTTTCATATAAGTTAATTGACTTGTGCAGTTCCATCGCTCCGAAGTTTAGGAAATTCTCCGATGCTTTGTAGATGCCTACTTCATAAGGGAACTCTTTCTCTATAACGAGGAAGTAAAACTCATCGCAATTGAAGATCTCAGAGTATAGGTACGCTTGTTGAGCGTACATCCACTTGGCGTTTCTGGACCATTCCTCCAGCGGTTTAGCAGTTGTCTTTAGATCAACAAGGTATCTACGTCCGCCCTCTTCAACAATTGAATCGGCCTTACCTTTTAGTTTAACAACCTCCCCAGATTCTAACGACCATTCCATTACACCGGGAATCTCGGGTTGGAAGTCAAATCCCATAAGGTCAGTTACCTCACTTACCTTTTGTAGTTTATCGTACATCCCTTGGACGCAATCGTAGTCTTTGGTAGGTAATACTAACTTACCAGTGTTCTCCGCTTTAAACGCCTTGTAGTCGTTTCCTCTACGCGTTCCGTTCCACTTCACAGAGATATCTTTTCCTTCGAGGAACATAGAGTGTAGGGCTTGGCCTACGTCGAAGTACGACGCACTTGGCCAAGACCATTTACCTTGTCTCCATAAGTGAAACTTTGTAGGAGACTTAGTCATCAACTTCAGCGAACTATTGGACAGGTAGGACCTATCTGCGTAGTACGCCTCGTCGTCATTAAAGCGAGTAACATCATCCATTATGCAAGGATTTCTTTATTTTGTTCAGCGGTCGTGTTGTATCCAGCTAACGCCTTCTCTACTGCTTCCTTCTTACCAGAGGCAACTGCGGCTTTCATCTTTTCAATGATCTCCGGAGTAAGCTCTTTAAGAGCTACTTTAGTTTGCTTCTTAGTTGGTGCAGTAGTCGTACTTCCTGTAGAGTTCTGCTTTGCGATGGCGATCGCAACCTCGTTAGAACTTGCAATCGAAGTATCAATACCAATACCGAGAGCAGCCAATGCACGGCCCCAAGCACTTGTCTCACAATTCTCCACATAGCTTGTCTTGTTAATGTAACTACTGGACTTATCCTCTTGAGCGAAACCAGTTGCTTTAACCATTCCGTTCTCATCTGTAATGAGAGCTTTTATCACACAACTCCCTTCATCAAGGTGGTGGATCTCCGAAGATAGTGACCATCCCTTGTAGTCTCCGCTCTCGCGAAAGTACTTGATTCTTTCATTGACTTCAACATACTCTTTACCTTTGATGTTTGTAGTCTTAAACTTGTAGCGACTCATATATAATTGTTTGAATTAATACTCTTTGTGGGGGTTTGGTCGGGGGCCGGAGCGTGCCCCCTTTACAAACCAAAACCTTAAGATGCTCCGTTGTGCTTAAACAATGATTAACATTACTGCTAATATACTAATAAATTACTAAAAAGCAATACCAGCTATCTTTTTATTTAACATATTTAAACTCATCTGCTTCTCATAGTTGTCTGCCTTGAGTTGATCTATCTCCTTCTGTAGTTCTTTTACAACTTCTTCCTGTAGTTTAAATTCCATCAAGACCTTTCTATTGCGACGACTCATCTTCATTAATCGATCACGCATTTGATTGTTCTCATCCTTTAATCCGTTGTACTCAGAGAAGTCTATATCAAACATAAACATCTCAGCAAACTGATGGCTCATAATCTCGTAAGCCTTGTAATATACTTTTGAGAAACGAAGATTTACTTCGTGATTCTTATTGGCCCATACCACCATTGCGTGATGCTTCCCCAGAATTTTAGCTATACTCGTTATGCTGAGTGAGGAGTACTTATTTGCAGCAACCATAAATGCGTTGCGGTACATTACATTTCTTTGGACTCTGTTGTCATCAACGGCCCATTGTTTTTTAACGTCCTTCCAGTAGTGTTCCAACATTACCTTTTGACCCATTGCGCTTAATACCTGTTCTTTTTCCATAATTTACTTTGTTATAAACCCCTATATACTTAGTATACCTACTCTGTGTATACTATATACTCTCTCTTATAGAGAGAAGTATATACTCTATATACTAAGAATATAATATATACTAAGTATATATCCAAAGTATATATGGTATTTTAATCGGGTATTCTTTTTTTTTATATTCCTAAGTGATCACTATACTCGTCCTCTAAACGGTTATCGGTCCACAACTGATACCAATACTCATCATCTTCGTAAGAGTCTCTTAAATCGTCTCTAAGACATCTCTCTGTCGATGTATAGATTGAGTTTCCGTTCTGCTTCTTTCCAGTTCTCAAAGTATTGATTCCGTTCTGAAAGAACTTTGTAATACTTGAGGCGTGCTTTGTCAACACCTCTCTGTAGTTTAAGTAAGTCATTTGTTCGTGTTCTATGGATTGCCTCAAAATCATACAAGGCCATTAATATTTTTTTCTTCTCATCAGAGTCTTCTAACATACCAATGATCTCGGTCATCTCACCTACAATGTAGATCAGTAGAGTCATATCATTAGCGTATATCAATTCATCTGCGCTATTCATCTTCCTTTAAAGAATTATAATTCTTTATCATAAACAACCAGTCATCTCTGGATATCTCTTCCTCACAAAATTCTTGGGCTAAGTCTCTTGCTTTAGGACTAAACATATTGTAGGCTCCTAATTCTCTAACGAGTTCGTATGCTCTAAACTTCTCTTTCATAACTCCTATTTATTTATATATTACTTTCTATATCATAACCATACACAGCGACCTGTCCGCTATGAAATAGATACTCCATATGCTTGTAGACCTTTGTCGCTCTCGGTCTTTTGCAATGCTTAATGGCGTGTATATTTCTCGCACCATCAACGCTTTCTTTTGTGTAAAAAATATATCTCCACATAATTCCTATTTATTAAACAATACTTTATTCTTCCAATCGTTAACATCACCGGATATATTCTCATACTTGTAGTAAGCTAATACATCTACCATCACCTCGTCCGGCACATAATTCCAAGCATATATAAGAGCGAGATCAGCGAGCGTTGGTCTACCATTACCTTCGGTACGATTCCATTTCATCACGACTACATTAAACTCTCTTAGTGTATTGATTTTCATAATTGATTATCTTTAAATGTTTTGTACTTGATCCGAGCTACCTTCAGAAACAAACGCTTATCAACTACATTGTAGAACTGGACCATTGAATGGGACAAGTAGTTTCTTTCTAATACATCCACTATTAGTTCCGCTAACTGCTGGCCTGTAGGATCTATCTCTATTACAACCTTCTCCAGTTTTTTATACGCTTCGTTACTCTGCATCTCCGATATTATTTAAAGTTCCACAATCACATATATGTAACTGGTTCACACCAATTACGATAGGTATCTGCTTATCACATCCACCACAAAAGAATACTTCTCTATGGTACTCTTCTTTTTTTGACG